TCTTAATTACGCCGATCAGGAGGTCGGTGGACAAATGACCTCATCTCCTTTCTCAACAACCGCGAAGCCAGGTTGTGGTGACGTGTACATAATGGATCTCATTGTTGGAAACTCAGCGGACTCGTCGGATGTACTTGATTTCCTTCCTACTACTACTCTCTATTGGCATGAAAAATAGCGGAGTTAACCTCCACGAAAATACAATTTTTGTTCATCCACTCAATGTCTGAATTCTCCATGTAATCTCGTGGATCCGTGTTACTCAACCAAATAGAAGGCTTCCCCCACTTGACCAATTTAGGCTCCCGGTAAAGACATTTAACCGAAACCCATGCTTGGCAGCCTAACCACTCCTTGAAACTCGGAAAAAACTTAATCCCCCCCCGAATATCGTCGAACACAGCGTACTCGGCGTTGGGTGCCTTTAGGCACTCATCTCCACTGACAAGTCCCACACAGTAAATGTGAGGTCCCAAGGATCGAGCCCACAGGGTCTTACCAGTTCTCGATTCTCCGTATACACAGATTGACATACATCTGCCTACCCAAGTCAGCACCCATACCACTATACAGATCTGAAACCTGTAGCCCACCGGGTCCCCCCGTAGCTTGCGGAGGGAGGGGTGGGCGGCTGACCATCACGTACCTATGAGTGCCTCTCCACTTCCGATACCAGATTGCGATAACCAATCATCTCGGCCATCAACATCTCCTCCGACAAATCCGATACCGTCTGGGGTGGTATAGACGGGAGGCACAGGCGCGAACTTCCAGTCACAGTACTTTTGAAGTTGGGTGAAAGAACATGCCGCGCTCTTTGGATCCAGTTCATGGACCAAATCCCAAAACGACTCTCTGTCGCACGCACCCGTGATCGTAGCCCACTTATCACGAGTTCCGCCATTGCTTCCTCCGCTCTCCCCCGGTCGGTCAAGTGACTTCCACGCAACGTCACCATCCTTGCATGCATAATCCCAACCCTTTTCCGGTGTTCCTCGAGAAGGGCTAATGTTGGGATGGCGACCCTCGAGATCGAACACACCAGCTCTCCGGAACCTTCTCTTCCTTCCAAAGTCGACAAAGCAGTGTAGATGAATGCCTCCGTCCGCGTGATTCTCTCGTCCAATGACACACTTGAATCCAAGTCCGTCAAAGAATTCTCCAACAGTTGTAGGGGGGAGATCGCCGCATTGAGAGTACGTGATGAGAGCATAGCGACAGTGAAGGTCAAAACTTGGCATTTGAAAAACTGTCCCCTGGGCAAACTAATGTTATAGCCCAGGGACAGAGGGACACCTCGTCCCTATAAATACTCTCAGCTCCCCCCCTTTGCCAACGGCAAACATGGCATCATCAGCCCACCCTGGATTGTTCTACTGCGACGACTGTCAGCACGGCCCGTCTCCTAACCCGAACCCCGAGTGCACGTACCCCTTTTGCCGATCCTTTTCCCGCCAAGTAAAAAGCCACTTCTTGGACTATGGCCTACGGCCGAAAGCGGCGAGCCCCGCGTCGAAGTTCGCGAAAGTCACCACGCTTTGGGAGAACGAAGAGAACAAAGAGAATATCCCGCCCCCGACGTTACGCAAGGAAGAGGCCTACCATGAGCCGAAAACGGATTCTCAACATGACCTCAACCAAGAAGCGGGACACAATGGTTCCAGGCAACACCTTTCCAGCACTACCTACGAACGTTGGTGCCCTCTCGGTGACCTCGGATGTTCCGGCATTGGTCTTGTGGTGCGCGACGGCGCGATCCCTGTCCGATACTCCCACCGCGGCATTCACAATGCCTACCAATACCCAACGTCTCAGCAGCACCCCCTTCATCCGCGGGATCAAGGAAACGATCACCATTCGCACGGACACAAGTAATGCATGGCGCTGGCGCCGCGTGGTCTTCACCCTTAAAGGACTGCCACCTGGCTTCACCGACACTTCGGACATACTCCGCGTCTTCTCTCAGATCGACGATGGCACAGGCACAGTCGAATACCAACGAGTCAACACCCCTCTCCCTTTCCCGCTAGTCGCCGACGTGTATGGTTTCATGTTCAGAGGCTTCGGCATCAACAACGTCACCGCTACTCCTCGTGATTGGATTGACCCAATCACTGCCCCAATCGACACTTCCCGCATTAGTGTCATGCACGACAAAGTCACAGCTATCCGATCAGGCAACGACACTGGTGTTGTACAGACCTATAAGCGATGGCACGGTGTGAATCGCAATCTTAATTACGCCGATCAGGAGGTCGGTGGACAAATGACCTCATCTCCTTTCTCAACAACCGCGAAGCCAGGTTGTGGTGACGTGTACATAATGGATCTCATTGTTGGAAACTCAGCGGAC